TCTTCGATGCGTTCCAGTAGTTTCTCTACATCTTCATAACGACACCAAGGCCCATCCTTGTCCTCTCTACGGACATTTCGAGACCATTCACTTTCTTTCGTAAAGTAAAAACGCCTAATCTTCATCTGTTGTCTCCTGAACCTGAAAGTGTACCTCGTGCCTTGCGTCCATATAACTTCTCTAGATTTTTCATAGCAAGGTCATGCATGTCTAAGTTTAAATCTCGTGATAGTGCAGCAATGTACCACAACACGTCACCTACTTCAGCTGCAATAGCTTGACGGTCAAAGTTACCATCACGCAGCATCTTCTTTACTTTGTTTGCGACTTCCCCTGCTTCACCTGCCAAGCCCAGCGCAGGATACAGAATAGAATGCTCGGCTTTGTAAATGGCAGTCTTGGCTGCTGCTTTTTGGTACGCATTTAAACCCATCTCTTTCTTGCTATATGTCTCACTGTAGTATTCCCAGGCTTCTAAGTCACCATCACTTAATGTACTCATAGTCTCTCCTTAACATTTAAGTTATCTACTTCGACATCATCCACATCGTAGAAGATATCCTTTACTAAATCAAACACATCATCAACATGTGCTTCTTCTAAAGAGGACAGTATGTTGTTGTCCTCATCTACTTCTAGAACAAAAGTTACACTAAACTTTTTATTCACGGTCAGGCACTCCCATAAGTTTTACTGAAAGGTGTTAGCATGTCTGTGTCTAAGAAGTCTGATTGTGCTATCTCATCCCTCTTCTCTATAGCTAATCGCATAAGCGCTGGGTGCTCTTCTACAAGTTCAAGGAACGTAGCCATCAAACTACCCGCATGAAACAACCGATTGAAGTTGCTCTCATCTAGTGTGCTATCGTCGTGTGTCATCAAGTAGACAGACACAGTAGTGTATTGTCCGTCAACTAATCCTGTTGGCTTGAGTACTACTGCGAACTCGTCTTTGCCTATCTCACCCATGCTTTTCCTCCTTAAGTTCTATCAAGCTAGTCCTGAGTGGTGTACCTTCTTCTTGCAGCCACTCAAGAGGTATAGTCCTGTGCGAGTACAAGAAGCCATGCTTCTCACACCAAGCAGCATAAGTAGACTTAGCTCCTTTGTATAACTTAGCGTTAGCGTTACTGAAGACAAACCGTATATCTAACTCAGGGTGTTGTTCTCGTACAGCTATATGCTTACGTCTGTCTTCGTTATCGAAGATGCCCTTGGTTTCAATTACGATGCCATTATCTAACACAAAGTCTGGTGTGTAAGTCCTGTACCTGAGATCCTTCCACTCAATCTTTAAGTCCTCATAACGTAATCTCTTTTGATTAACTTTCAAGAACTCAGCTACAGTCTTTTCTAAGCCGCTACGATATCTACGAGAGTTATGTCTCTTCGCTGGCACTTTCATCTCCTATGAATACGTAGTCGATCATCGGTTTATCAGCCGCCTTAGACACACGAGAGGGTAGTGTCTGTAGGTTAGGCCAACACTTATGTTTGTAAGCACAGAAGCCACACGTTGCGTTCAGCTTCAAGTTACCGCTAGGCTTCTTGAAGTATGTCTCAGGGATAGCCTCGAAGCAACGCTCAAACGGTTTGTCTGATTGTATGTACTCGACTGTCTCTTCGATCTTATGTAGTTCCGCATCGACATCAACACCAGAAGCGTCAACATATTTGAACTCCCCATTAGCTTTGTTGACTACCCACCAACCACCGACTTCTTTGTCTGCAGCTTTAGCGTAACCAACTAACTGGCTTACATAACCAAAGCTATCACCTTTAGCTAAGGTCTCAAAGTCCTTGAACTTATTCTGGTAAGACCAAGGTGACGCAGACTTAACGTCATCTACCTTACCATCAAGAACCATGTCGTACTCACCACTGATCTCTGTGCCATCAGACAAAGTGAGTACAACCTTTTCGTTATCCGTAAACTCTACATCAGCAGCACGAAGAAGCCCTTTGAATACCGCCTCAACAATATCGCCTAGCATCATATTCACTAGGAACTGTGGAGGGAATGGTGTCTTATCCTCAGGGTCATTCTTCTCGAACCACAGCTGACAAGTCGGACGTCCAAGGTTGGACATCCGTAGTTTAAACTTGTCACGTGGACCGCTGCTGAACTGCTTACGCACTGCATCCGCTACGTCTTTACCTACCTGCTCAATCACAGCTTCATCAACTGTAGTCTCACCTGCAAGTGCTTTCTGTAGGAATGTGTGTAAGGCTAGCTCAGCTGTGTGGTTCATTCTGCTGCAACCTCAACGTCTACGATATCATTGATCACAGCCTCAGCCTTAGCTGACATAGTACCACCACTACGCTCTTCGTGTAGGTCATTGATGTAGCCATTCATGCCTGCGATCCAGTCCATAAAGCTGTCCAAGATATCTTTGTCTGACTCATCCAGTTCATGCTTGTCAGCTAGATCAAGAGTGAACGTAGCGTACTCACTACCGTTAGGCATCTCGTGTAGCTCTGCACCCATCGTCATGTGGTACTGGATAGGCAGTGCGTTCTTGCGAGAGATTGCCTTAAGTGAATCATCAATAGCCTTGATTGAGCCACGGCTCTTAACGTCCATAACAAATGGAATCTCTTGACTAGTCAAAGCTGTATCCTCAATAGGATTACCTTGCTCATCCATAGCACCTTGCATGACGACAGTACCAAACACTACCTTAGTGCGCTTAGTGCTACGCATTAACTCCTGTGTCTCTTTAGGTAGAGACTTGAAGTCTTCAACGTAACCTGATGGGCGGCCTGCGTTGAACCCACCTGCATTGTCTTTCAAGTCACCATTCAAGTTGTTAACTAGAACAGTCTTGATCATCTCGTTAGCTTGAGAGTCCCACCGTGTCCACTGCTGGCGCTGGGCGAAGATGCGGATCTTAGGGTTTGTAGCGTACACTACCTTGTCGTCTGACTGGGTTAGTTTGTACGAACCTGCAGGAACAGCATCTACTTTAACTGTCTTGCCGTTGACTTCGATCTGGCCTTTGATTGGACTATGGATCTGACTGAAGCGAGGCAGCATTGAACGCTTACCACTTGAGTTCTCAGCCAAGCCCATCATCTCTGCGATAGACTTACCATCAGTTGCCAAAGCGATTTGTGTATTACTCATTGTGTATCCTTTCACATTTACACAGTTTCAAAGAGTCGTAGTTATAACACTAAACGTCCTTAGTGTCAAGCCAATTCGGACCAATCTTTGCTTCTAATAACAGAGGCACATTCATCTCTACTCCGTAGGCTTCTTCGATGATACGATTGAGATCATCGTTGAGTGTATTTATCATTGCAATTACATACTCCTTCTCGTCTGGGTGAATATCTATAACAGCTGAGTCATGTACGGTATTGACTAGGCAAGACTTCAAAGGCTTCAACCTCTCCTCAATCTCCATCAATACAACAGGTACAACATCGCCAGTAGCAAACCCCTGCACTGGATAGTTCTTGATGTTAGTCATGTGACTCACGCTACCATTCTCTCTGCGGTGGCAGTCAGGGAATGCATACTGCCTACCACTTACGTTAGTAATCTTTAGTAGGTTGACTGCTTCCTTGGCTAACTTCTTGTGCCACTTGGCTACACCTGTGTACTTCTGTGTGAAGTGTTCGTAGTACGCAGCCACAGCTTTGGGTCTTCCGAAACCAGTTGCGCCAAAGAGGGGTGCGAAGGTGTGTTCCTTAGCTTCCTGGCGTGTCGTTGGCTGACCAGCATCAGTGATAACCTTGGCGGTGTAGCTGTGTACGTCGAACCCTGTAGCGATCTCTTCCATTGCTGTCTTGTCCTGTGCAAGGAACGCAGCCGTGCGGAACTCAAGTTGTGCAAAGTCTGCCTCCATTACGTAGCCACCATCGAAGCGTGACACAAATACTTTCTTGATAGGGAATGTGTTACCTCGTGGCATGTTCTGCATGTTAGGGTTACGCCCACTAAAGCGGCCTGTAGCTGCAGTAGTCTGTGATAGATCCACATGTAAGAAACCATCAGGCTTAGTGAACAAGTCGATACCACCCACAAAGTTATTCAAGTAGCTCTTGATAGCGTTTAACCTACGAATGTCAGACAAGAATGCTTCAGCCTCATCCATACCTTTTGATCTAGCTGTAGCGATAAGCAGATCCAAGTTAGACTTAGATGTAGTGAAGCCTGCATCGCTGACCCATTCTTTGTTAGGCGGGAAGAACTTAAGCCCTGCTACTTGGTTAGTCTCTTCTAGTTTGTAGCCACGTGCTTCACAGTCCTTGCACTTGTTAGGCTTAGCGTAACGTGTACCATCTTTCTTGATCTTGTACGTGTTACCTGTGCCATTACATGTAGGGCATGTGTAAGCCTTAGTCTTCATCACACGCTGTGTGTTAGCGTTGACAGTAGAGCGATACTCGTCAGCCGTATTGACATACTCGAATAGCTCAGCCCACTCCTTCTTATCGTTAGGCTTCATGCTGTAGATAACTTGAGACTTCTGCTCTGGTGATGACATGTTGATAGGTGTGTCACCCATAAGCTCACGTACCTTTGTGTTGATGCGTGTCTCTAGCTCTGCTTTCTCCTGCTCAAACTCAACACGAACTTCCTCAAGTGCATCACGGTCTACCTTGAACCCACGCTGATACATGCGACACAATGTCATGCACACCTTCATGCTGATGTCACGTACACGTATCATTGATTGGCTCTCTGGCTGAGAGAAGTCGTGCTCTTGTGCTAGGAACAACTCACGTGTGACGTATAAGTCACCAATAAGATACTCTAGTAGTTCAGCCAGTGGTATCTCATCTGTGTTGTAGCCTTTCTTGTAGTACTCCTTGAGTACGTCTAGTTTACGTGAAGGTAGCTGACGCTCTTCTGCACAGTGAGCTAAGCTGATGTTACGCTTCACGCCACGCAGTAGCAGATACTCACCGATCATTGTGTCATAGATTGGCCCATCATAGCGGAAGCCTGACTCCCATAGCCACGGCATATCGTGACGTGCGTTGTGTAGTATCAACAAGGTTGTCTCGTCCAGTACAGCTTGCAGTACGAACGCAGCACCTCCTGTCGTGTCCTTCTTCTCTTGGTGATCAAACGTAAGCAAGTGCATCTCATCAGGGTTATCCACGTTAATTGTACCTACCTGCACAAGATGGTTGCTTGGCTCCCAAGGGTCCATTATCTTTTTACCCTCTCGTACAAGAGAGTTGTTCTCTACGTCTAGTACTGTCCTCACTCTAGCTCTCCTCTTTATGCGCTGTACTGTGCGATGTCACCGTCTAGTTCACACGTAATGCGTCCGTGCCATCCACCGTCGAGCTTGTTCTTAGCAATAGTTAAGTACCTTGTCAAGTCTTCATCTGAGTCAACACCCTCAACTTGTCTGTTCTTAGAGATCAGTACCATCAGATCAGCCTCAGCAGCCTTGCCTGTCTTACTGCCCTCCATCATTGACATGTCAGGTTGTACTACACCCTCAGCTACAGCACTCAGCTGCGACATCCAGATCACTGCACAATCGTACAGCTTAGCGATGTTACGTGCGTGGATAGCTGCATCCTTCAAGTAGATGTCTGACTTATCACCAGTACGATTGGCGAACTTGTCACCCATGTCCAGTACTACAATGTCAGGACGGTAGCTCTTCACTACAGCCTCAACCCAGTTCATGTCCTTGCCTGTACTGTCCTTCATCTGTACGTTCTTCTTGACTTCGTTGTATCGCTTCAACGCTAGAGCTTTGTTCTCTACGATCTGCTTGATAGTCATACCTGACGATGCCTGTACGTAACGTGCAGCTACACGTACATACTTCTCTTCGTTAGTAAGCACAAGACATTTAGCACCCTGATGAGCAAAGCCCCCAGGCGCAGCGATAAGAGATGCGTGGAACGTAGTCTTACCTGTGTTAGGACGTGCACCCACCATCACTAAGTGACCACCACTGATGCCCTCGACACGTTGTCGCAGGCTAGGTATGTTCATCTTCCACTGACTCTCAATCTGGATACCCTCAAGCACAGTGTCTAGCTCAATGTCCTCGAACTTGATGTTGAGGTTAGGTGTGAAGTTATCCTTGTAGTCATCAAGCAAAGTACGTAATGACTCAAGGTTGTTCTCTTCACCGTTGACATACTTGAAGCCAAGGTTAGCTACCTTCTCACCTACGTGTTGTTGAAACAAACGAGACATAACCTCAGTAGCTATCTCTTGATGCATAGGCTGCTCGTTCTCAATCTTCTTGAACAGCTGCTTGTATGTCTCCTTGTTTGCTGTAGTCATAGTACGATTAGCTGTAAAGAACAATGACTCTAGCTCAGCAGGTGTGACTGACTTGTCGTACACTTCCATTGCTTGATCTAGGGATTGCTTGATCTTACGCATGTCTTTAGTGAACAACTCATCAGGACAACGTATGCCCTTGTGGTTGTCATAGAACTCTTTGTCTAACAGAGTGCGTAGTAACGCTGTCTCACTCATCGTCATAGTCTCCTCTTGCGCCTAACACTAGGTCTTCAATCACAGTCAGCACAGTAATGAAAGGCCACGTAAGTGCCAACCATATATGTGCGTTAGGTCTGTCTTCCTCTGCTGCATCTGTAATGTACAGCAATAGTATAGCACCTAGTCCATACATGACTAGCATACCGTAAATGAAATGTGTATCTACCACTATTCCTCCTCCAAGCAGAAGCTGCACCAGTCATCTTTGTGCGCTGGGCCACCACAGCCTACACACTTCTTTTCTTTCTTTGGTTTGTCTGGTTGAATAATCTTAGCTCTATCAATGAACCACTCATTAGGTAGTGGCTTGCGCCCTTCTGGTAGCTTACTCATTTAAGTCTCCAAACTTGTATTCCTCTTTCTCATATTCAATATGATCTTGGATAAAGTCATACACTACCTGTATGTCTAAACCAGCAGCGGCACAGTAGAGTACTAGCTTCAGCCCTTCCTCTGCCAGTAACCCACGAGCATGTGCATCCATGTGAAACTGATAAGTTGCACTACCATCCTCGTGTTCCTCTACAGTTTCGACACCAATCTTTCCTATGTCATCACTCATTTGATAACGCCTCCCACGATACAGGAAACAGCTTAGCCATCTCTGCACTAATCTTATCTGCTACCTCACGTGTCTCTGCTTGTGTGTCAGGCATACAGCGTAGGTTGCACATGTCAGCGAATGCATCCAAGCTACCTGACCAGTACCACTCAGTCATCATCGACTGTGGCAATACCATACGTGCTTGCTCTGGTGCTACACCTTCATCTAACATTTGTTGGTATCCTTTCAATGCTGCCATAGTGTGATAGTTGATGTTGAAGTTGCTCTTTACCTCACCCTCGCTACCTTGTTTCTTGTCAGCACTTCGTCCTCTCCACGTAAGAGGAAAGTAAAACTCAGGGTCTTCATCCACATAGCGTCTGCTTATCTCGTTCCAACGTAGGAACTTGTGCTTCACTAGCTGACGTGCGACGAATATCGGAGCCTTGACGTGGAAGGACGCAAAGGCATGACCGAATGGGCTAATGTGTTTGTGTTTGGCTAGGTAACGGATCAGCTTGGTGTCACGATCAGACAGAACCATCTCAAGGTAATCACCTTGTTCGTCCTGTTTTACTGTGCCTTCCACAAGTTCGCTCTTCTTACCAAACGACACACGTGCAGCATTAACTACAGATAAGTCATCACCCATGTGGTTAATGTAAGTTACATCTATCAATGTATCATCTCCTTAAGTCTCATTATATCATCTTGTACACCATACTTGATGTCGTCGTCAAGTAGTAATGCTCTTGTAGGTAGGCCCGTCCATAGCTCTACCTCTCGTTTGTATTGCAAGGTCTTGTGTGTGGCATCCCTGTCTAACGCTATGACTACCTCACGAAACTCACCTAAGTGTTTCATTATTGTAACATTAAGTGATGTACCTAGTATGGCAAACCCTACTGCGCTGGGTACAAAGTGTGACACTTTTATCGCACTTATCACATCCTCAACTACCACAGCTACATCTGCATCAGGGTTCACTCGCTTAGTAAAGAAGTCAGCCTGGCCTGAGTAGCGATACCATTTAGGTATAGCACCATCAAGTGCACGGCCCACAGCATCCAGTAGCCTACCGTTGTAATGTATAGGGAACACAGCACGTCTGTCCTTCACGTCATACATCAAGCCCTCGTTGTGTAAGTCATACTGATCAATGAACTTATGTAACAGAACGTGATCAGACGTAGGTTGCACTACATATTCTGGATAAACTAAGGGCTGTAACTCTTTGTTTTCATTAGTGTTTCTAGGCTTAGCCATACGAAGCTTAAGCTCTTCGACTGTCATGTCTGTAGCGTATGCACCCTTGAGTGAACAGCTAAGCTTGAAGCAGTTGTACACGTAGTCACCACCATCCTTATAGCAAGTGAATGTGTTACGTGACTTGCAGCTAGGACAGTTCGTGCGTAGCGAATCTCCATCCTTTAAGTTAAGTGTATCTAGGAAGCCTCTGATATTCATTCAGTAATTCCTTTGCGTTTAGCTAGTGCAGCTGATGCACCGCTGAGTGTGTTGACTAGGTAAGGCTTAACACTGGCAGGGTTCTGGTGTCCACTCACCTGCATGATGCCTACAAGATCAACGCCTGCCTCTACCATCTCAGTGATAGCTGTGCGGCGTAGGTCACGTGCTTGTAAGTCAGGATCTAGTCCTGCCTCATCCTTAACACGATTGACGTAGTGATGTATGTCTGTCTCAGAGTATGGGTTGTAGCTGCCACTCTTAGGTTTGACGTGTGGTGCTACGTAAGGTTGAAACCCGAAGTCCTCCTTCTGTTTCTTGAGCATAACAAGTAGCCCATCGTCAATAGGCAGGTGTACCTCAGCCCCACGCTTAGACTGTGTAATGTCTACACGTTCTTGGTCGAAGTCTATAGCATCCCATTTAAGTAGGCGCATGTCACCTATACGTTGGCCCCACTCGTATGACATGTGCACAATAAGACCAATGCTACGATACTTCCATTGTATGTACGCTGTGTCTAAGAACAAACGCACATCATCAGTCGTCCACTTCACACTGCGTGGCTTATCAGTCTTACGTTTGAGTAGGGACACAGGGTTGTACAAGAGAGCCTCGTGCCGACGAGCCAGGTTAAGTACTATGCTCAGGCACGAAGCGTTGTAGTTAGCCGCACGTGGACCTCTCTGATTTACCCATGTGTCGTAAGCGTAGGTCACATGCTTGACACTGATGTCACGTAGCTTGATGTTGCCTAACATCTTACCCTTCTGCACTGTTGTGTCACACACTACAGCTAGTCGGGTCTCGTACTGTTTCTGTGTCGGACCAGTTAGCTCAGCAAAGGAAGGGCTGTGTAGGTAAGCGTCCACTGCATCACGCAGCTTGTTAGTACCCTTGAGGTCTAGCTGTTTACGTTTCACCATTTTCTCCTCACTTTCCAGTATGCCCAACACTCTACACAATGACCCTGACCCAGCGCAAGATCTATAAAGTATACAATGTTAGGCTTCTTTTCCTTTTGCCACTGGTAGTTTCTTGCGCTGAACGTCTGATTGTTCTGGCCTCCCAGTAGTACGTTGATCAGTACGCTCAGCGCTGTCATTACTCGACTCAGGTAAGTTACCAACCCAGTGCGTAACGTCATCAGTCGGATCATCTTCTTTTTCTCCAGTCTCACTCATAATTAAAACACTCCAAAGCCTAAACCAAATGTAACCCACGCCATCAGTGCGATGGCGCAGTACAGTAGTAGGTCTTTAAAAATTTGGAACATACACATCTCCGTTGTCACGTAGTGCGTCAAGGTGGCGTAGCTCGTGACGTAGAGAGTCAGCGTCATCGAAGTCACCCTCCCATTCGTAGTCATCAATAGCACGTGCTACACGATTACGTTCCTCGTTGAGGGGTGACAGTCTTGGATCGTCGTTATAACTAGGCATCTTCATACTCCTCTTGATACTCTTTCCAGTTCTCATACTCATCATCTAAACTCCACTCAGAGATTAGATCACTAGGTATATTATCAGACCAGTCATCATCTGTAAAGTCTACTTCGTAGCAACTGTCCTCTTCTAAATCATACAGACCTACGAAGCACATACCTGGCTCGTAGTACGATGCAGATATTTTGATGTCGTGATTAGCTATTCCATTTTTATAGGCTTCGATGGGTGGACCCCACGCACTATCAAAGCTTAGGTAAGCCCAGTAGTCACCTTCAATCTTTTCAGGCCCATCGACAGTAGCGTCACTGATCTCCCACTTAGTACCCCACTCTTCGAGTGCTGTGTTGTAGTCCCACTCACCGATAGGGTTAAGGAACTCTAGTAGTTTATCTTCTTGAGCAGCAGCAACCAAAGCATCCATCTTCTCTTTGGTTCCACTGACAGTGATTGTATTCATACACCAGTTAGGCATTGTTGTTCTCCTATTATAAGTTCACATATGGGTGTGAGTTGATTGTGTAATGGATCTTGATCTCAGCATCAGGTGACCCTTCATATAATGCAGCAAGGCTAGCTGCAGCTTCGTTTACCTTGACGATGAAGTCATCATCTACACCCTCATTATTGTTCACAGGTATCACAGCTACAACGTCTGTCTCTGTGACCCACTTACCTGTGCCATCCTTTACGTCAGGATCACTCTTCAAGTAAGAGTTAGTCTCTGTGACATAGATCACAGCGTCATTGTGGTTCCATGTTTTAACTTCGTATGTCTTGTCTTGTAACATATTGTTTGTCTCCTCATGTAAAGTAAAGGCGGGGCCATGTAGCCCCACCAATGTGTGTGTTAGCCTGCAAAGTGACGCACCTTACGTGAGCCACGCTTGTTGCCAGACTGTTCGATGTACACGCTGCGCTTACCGATGTGGTATGCAGTCATACAAGCACCACGTGTTACGCCAAAGCGTTTGATAGACTGGCGCTTGCGGGTCAAGCCCTTGATGCCTGCGAAGTTGAAGCGGAAGCCACGTGTGCCATCGTTAAGTGATTTAGTTGCGAAACATACAAACATTATTTTGTCTCCTCTAGTGCTGTACGAATTTCTGATAGTAAGTTCTTTAGTTCTTTGTTGTTTGCCATACGAGTGTCAGGCAAGATCTTCTCACACATAGTAAGTATCTTCAGGTTTAGTTGTTTAGTAATCATTTGTCAAGCCCTCCGTCTATGACAATAAGTTTTGGTTTGCGTTGCACGTTAGGTACAGGACGTATGAGTTCATGTCTGTACTCAAGGAACCTGTCGTAGTCATACTCATCAAGTCTTAACTTCGGACGGTCCGAAGATAGATCGAACCAAGCAAAGTTGAATAGTGTCTCAAGCAATGCAAGCATACGTATGCCTGACTGCTCAGTCTTGCATGCCGTAATCAAATACTTGCTGTCGTCTATCACTTCGCACAGGTAGCGTGTATCCTCGTCTGTCTCGTCTAGTGTAGCTATAGTCATTGTTGTGTCTCCTTATATATATTCATACCCTGCTCCTAGCATTACCTTTGTCTTAACCTTCTGGTCACCACCACCTGTTAGCACAGCCACTGTAGCTTTGTCAATAGGTTCTTCTGTGTCCTTAACTACAAAGCTGCTGTACTTGTATGGGTTATACGTCACCTCTTTGCCGTGCCACACAGTGTGGAAGTAGTTACGAGCACAAGCCTCGTCATCCTCAGGCAAGATGTAACCACGCACAAATGCATGCACATTCTTCTTACGCTCACGCAGTACACGCTCACGTCCTGCCTTACGTACTACGAACTGTGGGTTAGCGATAGCCACATGATTAGTGTGGTCGATCACACGCCCTGTCTTACAGTCACGCACACTGAATAGCTTCTTGTGCAGATTAAAGTATACCTCAACTCGTTTCATCGTCCAATACCTCCACGTCTGTTTCCCATATCCAATCACCTACACCGCTGTCGTTGAACTCTCCACCGTCAACGTTGTCCTTGATCCAACGCCACCATTCGTCCTCTGGAATGTCATCAGGTACATAACCCTCCCAATCCAAGAAGCTAATCATCTGTGCTGTCGATCTAACTCTGGGCATCATAGATCTCCTCAATGTTATACTCCGCATAGTTTAAGTCTTGAAATTCAAAGTCATCCTTAAACTTCTGCTTAGCTTGCTCCTCACTGTCAGCCTCAACCCGTTCATATAAAACCACTGCTACTTTATATTTCATCACACATCCTCCACGCTTACTGGTTCATTCTCTTTGTTACACGATGGGCAGCGATCATTGCAAGCACAGTCATGCTGCATAAACCACACCTCACCACATGGACATTCGTACTCCATAATAAATCTACTACGTTTACCTAGCGGAAAGCTCAAGTCTTGCTCCTCAATAAAAGCTATAACCTCATCAGTAAGATCTTTCAATACCCAAGAGTCAGCGGCTTTCAGTATAGCTTCTAGTGCTACCAACTCTGTAATGCTCAGGTGAATCTTGTAGTATTTACTCATCGACTTGCTCCAATATCTGATAGCCTAACCATCCGTGCATCTCCTCGACACCCCACAGGAATGCCTCACGCTCAGCATTAGTGCTGAACTCATATGTCTCAGCTGTTGTTGCTGAATCTTCAGGGTACTCACCCCACAGAATTGTCACAGTGTACATCACTCATCTCCTCATTAAGTAAGTAGCTACCGATAGTCTCCTCGACTATATCGAACAGCGTATTGAATCTATCCTGTGCATCATCTGTATACATCATACAGTCGTGCACCTTATCGTGAAAGTACAAGTCCTCTGGTGCAGTCACATTAGCGTAGTACATATTCTCTAGCACTGCACCTGCAATCTCAGCTACTAGTTCTGTTCGTGTTGCTCTACATATTAAGGGCATTGTTCTAACTCCATTACATAAGGCTTGCTACCAAAGTCGGTAACGTTACACCAGTTGTCAATCCACTTGCCGTGCAAGCAGTCACTGATAGTCTCATCAGGTGCGTTACCGTGCACTAGGTATGCCCAGTCTACAGGCTCACTTTCGTAGATGTGTTCAACTACTTCTACTTCTCTCAATAGACCTATCTCTACCTCGTCACACGCAGTAGCTGCATCCCATATCTTATCTATGTCACGGCCTACGTAGTCTATCTCATCATCTACATACACAGCCACTACACACTCAGTGTGTGTAATCACATCGTTCATCATCTTGTATGCTACATCGTTACTCATTGGTTCATCTCCTTGTACTCATAAGTGTAGTTGAACTCAGCATCTATTTTCTATTTCCTCTTTGATTAATTGCAAGGTACCTATAAGACTATCCAAGCTGCCACTGTAATGAATAATTGTCTCAATAGCTTGCGCCCCTGATTGTGGTACTATTGCAACCTCTTGACACTCTATTCTGTCTTTGTACTTGTGCTGTACAATAGACACAGTTTGCCCTTTGTGTTCTACTCTTATGAAGTTTTGATCTAGCATTATTACATCTCCATAATTGCAGTGACGTGATACTTAGACACAGCATCACCAGTTGGCAAGGACTTATTCATACCGCCCTTGTCAGCTACGTAGTTACACCAGGTGTTCCACCAGTACTCAGCACCCTTGCGTCTACACAGCTTAACGTAGTCACGTATCTTGCGGCGGCGTAGCTCAGGCTTGACCTTCTTGTTAAGCAGCAAGCTATCTTCGGACCGTCCGAGCATACGAATGTTGTGGCGATCCAGACAAGCCACCTCGAAGCCGCACATCTGTGCAATGAAACCTGCCTTGACCATACCGATAGACGGAATAGACACAAACAGATCCACAGCCTCTTGAGCGCCATCAATAGTGTCTGTGCCATACTGCTGAGCGATGGCGTTGATCTCTTTGTGCAAGCGCTGGGCGTTAGCCTTGGCATACTCTATGCCTTGCGCCTTAGTACGGGACACCCACTTGCTGTGGATGCCCTCCGCTTTAATAGATACACGCTGCTGTATGACACGTGAGAGTGGCATGTTGATTGTGCATAGGGTGAACTCTATCACGTCATACAATCCATCGGCTGATGCCATAGCGTATTGAGCAATAGTGTTGCAGTCACGTTGATACATTGTGAAGTCTCCTCTCGTATCGTTATACTTTTTCTGTGCCATCCAGTAGGCCAAGGACAAGAAGCGTACCACTCAGATGTGATACGTCATTTGTTTTTATCGTCTGCTTGATGCACTCTCGTACATACTGCAGGCTTTCTCTTACAAGTTCTAGCTTTTCTTGCTCAGTCATCTTTACATACTCCTATTCGTATACGCATTGTTGTTCTCCTCTACCTTCGGACCATCCGAGATTAAACCCTCATCAATGAAAATCTTAGCTGTACGTCCATAGCTTCCCTGTAAGGTCCAAGCCATACCAGTATTCACTAGCTCCTGAAACAAGTCAAGCGTTTCTTTTTCGTCTAAGTCTCCTGATTCAAACGCACATAGATTACCTATTATGTCATAGTGTTTCATTGGTCATACACTCCTAACGCACCAGGGTTCTGCCATTCAGAGAATAGACCATAGTCATCTAGAATAGCTTGGATCTTTTTGTTTACACCGAAGTCATCCAGATCACCATACGATCCATCAGACATAGCCCAATAGTCAGCCCATACTGTATCGTAGTTCTCCTCTGCGCTGATGAGGAAGTGATAGCTCTCACCTTCGTGGATATACATAGGCACACCTATGTTCTTGAGTTTAGTGTATGCAGATTTAGCGTGACGTTTCATTGTGAGTTCTCCTCTTCAGGTGTAAATGAGACTACAAGATCAAAAGAAAAGCTGCCATCTGTTTCGTATCCCATATCAGTTAACTTTTCGTGGATCATTTCTGCTAAGAAATCAAACTCTCGGTTAGTAAAGTCTGTCAATGTTACTGTTTTCATTAGTGTTGCTCCCCCATTAGCAAAGCTTTGACGTAACCTACTGAGCGTCCAGACATAGCGCTCAGCTTACGAATAGTGACACCCCAATGTGTGTCGAAGTAATGCACGATCTCATCGTCAGACCAATGCATACCACCTTGTAGTTTAATCTTGTCCATAGTGTCAACTCCTCTATTTACGGACGGTCCGAAGAAAGAGATGGCCTAAGCCACCTCCTCTGTGATCTCTTCACATACATAGTATGTATCCAGGTCTGGACGATAGGTCCACGCCTCCTCATACTGTGCCTCATGTGCAGGGATGGATCTGAACACACCCAAGAATAGGTCATTATGTCCTACATTTGGGAACTTGCTTTCATCGTTGTTGAACTTGAGCGTAGCGTACACCTTGCCATAGTACCCATCACGCAGGATCAGTACAGACTCTTGATTGTCTACATATCCAGACTCAGCGATGTGTTCCATAAAGTCATCCCATCTCATTATGTATGAGCGTTCAAGCTTGCCCTTGTATGAACCGATGCACAACTTCATCTTGCCTTTGGTTTTACCCATCACTTCACGCTCATCTACATAGCGTAAGAACTTAGCGTTAGTATGTACGTTATCGTCATTGTCGATTGCAAAGATTACATATTCACCCATATCATTTTCTCCTGTTTGTGGGTTGTGCTGTCATCGGACTGTCCGAAGATAGCGGTTTCGATCTCGTATGTATATAAGAATGACACCCCATAAAATGTTTGTCAACCCCACCATAATGAGGCCAACGAAACTTCATAGGTCGCATCAGTATACGCTTGCGTAGTGGGAACTTGCGCCGTCCCATATCACAGCAGCCCAGATCCCACAGCATAGCCTAGCACAAAGCCGAATAGTCCCAAGCATAGCATGTTGAGTAGGATCATAAGGGTGTGTGTGCGCTGCTGCGCTTTGCGTTGTTTGCTAGTCATATCAAAAATCTCCAATGTGTTCGCTTCGCTTACTCGTAAGCAAGCTTACTGTGTGTTGTTATCCTCGGACGGTCCGAAGATAGAGGGAAAAGAAAAACCACCCCGAAGGGTGGCTGTGTGATGTTTATGCATAGTCCTCTATGTACCTATGCGGGTCTGCATTAATGCGCTTAACCGCTTCTGCTAGGGCAGCGTCATAATCGTGTGTGCCTTGTTCGTGCTGCTCCTGAATGATCAGATCAACTACGTTGTAATAATCACTAACGCCGATATATGACAATGCTTTCAAAAGTTCTCTCATAGGTGTGTGTCCTTGTGTTTGTGAGTGAGAGTGAAGCCCGCCGTTAAGCGGGCTGTGTGATGTTATTACGCTTTTGACGCTTTGGTCAATGCCTTGCGGAAATCGGCAAGGGTGATGTCGTTATCCGCTAGCAGCTTGAGCGTTGCTTTCGCTAGGCTATCCGCTGTGATGGGTGCTGCCTCTGCCTCTGCAGGCTTATCCGCTCGCTTGCCTTTGGATGTGTTACCTGCAGATTGCGCTTTTTTGACACGCTTACGGACCGCAGAAGCACCAAGGGAATTGAGTTCGCCGCCTTTGTTTAGCTTCGCTACTTTGTCCCAGTTTTCAGCGACAAACATTGCATCATTGCGGTCCTGTGCTGAGCGCTTGCTTAGGGGTGTGGCGGCGATAGCGGCACCGAATTGCTTATTGGATGGATAGATTGAGCGAAGCTGAAGCAACCATAAGCCAAT